ATGGACTTCCTATTCGATCTCGGTGAGGGACGTGCGAAGATCCATCTGCCCGTCAAGACCTCAACCCGCGAACGGGTTGTCCAGGCATGGTCGCATCAGCGCATCCTGGATGCCTCCTATGGAGAGGGATACTATACCGGCACGCTCGTCGTGTTCTCCGAGACGAAACTCGACCTCAAGACGCGGACCGTTGTAGAGATTTGCGTCCCTGACCAATGGCTCGCCTATCAGACGAAACTCGCAAGGATGGAACGAATCTACTACTTCGATATTCCTAAACGGTACGCGGACCTCTGCGCTCAATTCCCGACGATCTCTTTGAAACCGTTTAGTGCGTTCTTTCTGGAAATAGAAGAAGCTCGGCGGGGGTTTCGCGCTTGATATGTGGGCGGTTGGGAACGCCCTTCCATCGTGTCTTGCCATTCGATTTGCGGAACACGATAAAGAACGAATGATTCTTCCGGGCGTGGGCCTGCGTGAGGACGCGGCTGACGCCTGGGCGGTTGTTCCGCATCAGAACAAATAGATCCTCGGTAACGAATCCATAGGTATTTAGTTCGTTGATAATCTCAATGTGGGTCAATCTCTGCTGGTTGGCGCATACCTCATCGCCGCATTTCACAATATAAAAACCTTCGTTGCGAAGAACCCGGTAGGTTTCCTTCGCCTGTTGGAAATAGAGGTCCAACACCGCGTCGTGATATTTCTTCGTGCTATTGATGGCGTTGTTCTGGTAGTAGTCTTCATAATTCTGATGATCTTTATGTGCGCTTCCACCAGGGGTGTGCATATACGGCGGGTCGAAGACGACGCAATCAATCGTCTCGGGTTCGTAGGGAAGGGCGAGCGCGTTGACCTTTGACTTCAAATCGGTCGCCAAGAGGTTGTACGTGCCCTGGGGAACCTTGCGCCAAAACACCCCTTTCCCATACGTCACGTCGGCAACGGTACTTCCTTCGGCGACATAGAGGGAGAGAATCTGTGGAAAAAGGTCGTCGTTATTCCCAACGCAAGCGGAATGAACGAGTTCGTTTGTCGCGACGCCATTGGCCGCTTTACGCTTTTCTTTGACTTTCAGTATCGGTTCCAATGGAATCTCCGTGTCCAGTTTAGCATCGGGAGAATGATGTGATTACGCAAAAAAAGACACGCCTGGTTTGACGTGTCGAGCGAGGGGGATTGGCCCGCGCCAGGCGTATGCCCTTAGATTGTCGATCACCTCCCCTCGTAGACGATGCCTACGGGATAGGTACGGATGAGAAATGGTGGCGGGAGGGATTCGGGGCCATCGGTGCGGAAAACGTGGACGCATCCCGTTCCCTTGCAGATGACCTGGTGTTCGGGGTTCTCGGTTTTGCAACGAGGACACTTCTTCATGGCTCCTCCTCAGTTCAGGGAATTAAAGAACTCTCCGAGACTTGCGGTCGCCCGAAATTGGGGTATCGGGTCGAGGGTCTTGAAGGCCGACGTAAAGGCGTTGTTGAGGCTCCATGACGTGCGCGGCGCGAACTCCGGGTATGCCGGATTGAAATAGCAGTCATGGACGACGCGGGCGAGATGCTTGGGTGCGTCGAGTTCGTCCTCGATGAACGCCCGGTAGATCGTCTGCTTGGCCTGACCGTCGGTAAGCTGGGCTTGCCGCCAGTTCTCGATCTGGTCGGACATCGGCTTGAAGTGCCTTTGCATCTGGTCAACGCCGACGGCCAACGCGTCTTGAAGCTGGAAATGCTTTGAGTGCTTGGCGAGCAGGGGCGAGAAGTCGCCGGAGAACGCCATGTTGTCGCATACGAGAACCCTGACCCCGACCACGAGGCCGAGGCGCATGGATTTGTCGTTGGCGTTCCGCAGTCCGATGGAAAAGCGGAATCCGTCTCCGAGGGTTTCGAGGTCGAGGACGCCAAAGAGTTTCATGCCGTCGGTCGAGACTGCGTACTCGTCTTTCACGACATTGATATGCCGGAAAGAGAGTGTCTCAAGGAGTGAGTTCACGAGGACGGAATGGGCGATAGGCTTGTGGGTGTCGGTGGATTCCGGCGGGAGGATTTCGGCGAGTTGGGCGCGGGAGATTAATTCCGTGCCTGTGTGTGCCATGAGGGTCACGGGACTTTCCTTTCAAAGAGCGGATTAGGACGTGGTAAGCGCCCTGCTCCGGAGGTGTTCAGTGCTGGGTCGAAGCAACACCTTGGCCCCCAGAGCGGGACGTTCAGCCGAATGAATAGCCGTCTGGCGCGGTGAACTGATTGTGGATAGCGACGATGGTGTAGAGATTGAATGCGCCGTCGTCCCGGACGAAGAACACGCCAAAGCCGTTCAGCCACGCGGTCGGTTTGTCCCGATTCCATTTCGGCGTGAGGGTTGCAAGGCACGGGATCGCGTAGCCGGTGTGCGTCTCGTCCATGCCGGCGGGAGAAACCTTTGTAAAGGACTGTTGAGTATGCTTATCGCCGTAGGCGATGTTCTTGTTGTAAAGCTCAACGGTCTTCTTCGCGTGATGGACCGATCCGTACGCGCCCTTGTCGATGTCGCCGGGGATGAAATAGAGCTTGCCGATCTTCATCACGCCACGCGGCGGGATTATCTTGATGCCTAATTCTTGAAACGGGAGATTGTTCTCCGGCTCGATGAATCCCTCAAGTGTCGGGAGATGATCGATGAGCCGTTCGGCCCATTCCTCGTGATTGCCAAAGAAGTAATAGATTTGGCATTGCTTGCCGACGATCTTGCGATGACGCCGGAGGATCTTCTCGAACGCCTCGTAGTCCTTCTTCAACCGCTTGCCTTCGAGCGAACGCTGTTCGCCGGACTGCATAGCGTGATGAGAGATGGCATCCATGTCGAGCATGTCCCCGAGATACACGAGGAAGTCCCAACGCCTGGATGCCATATATCTCTCAACGTTGTTCAGCAGTACCGGATTGTCGTTCGGAAACTGTAGGTCTGCGAGGATAATTCCGGCTTGTGCTTGCATTTATTCGGGTGGGAGGACGCCGAGTTATTTATGTGGTGGTTTGGGTGGGATTTGCGGGGAGAGCAATTGCCTTATTGGTATAGAGCCGAAGCACTATGTTCACGAGCGGGGCAATCGCCAAGAGGCCCGCAGTGATCTGATTGAACAAGTCCTGATTTAACGTCCAACCGAAAATGGTTGCGGCGGCGACGATAACGGTCAAGCCGTTAAACCAAATCGTCTTTGATGCGTACCAAGGTTTTGTATTCATAGGTGGTGCTGATGTTCCGACCTTTGGGGAAAGTAATGAAGTGAGGGATTTGAGAAGCGCGACAATCTGGGCGAGGAGATCTATCTTCTGTGCGGTCGGAATCGGGGCGGCGGTCACCAGCGTCTGGACTGCCTGAGTGGTCTGGAGTATCTTCTGAACCTGTTCCGGAGAAATGTCGATGGCCGTTCCCGATTCAACGATGAATGGAGAAACAATGTACTGTTTGTTTATCTGCTTCAACGGGTTCACCCGGTCGGCTGAATCAATGATGTAAATGGAATTCGGGTCGTAACCGTAGGCGCAAATGAAATGTCCGTACAAGGGGTTCGTGAACGTCGGCGTCGCTGACTGCCACCATGCGTCGTCGCACTTGATAAGCAAGAGGACCGCCTTGTTCTGGTAGATGTGCTGACACAGCGATTCAAAGTCCGTGTTCCCGAACGCGTACGAAGTGATTTTCTGATTTGCGGCGTCCGCGTCCATGGCCGGAGTGATGACGGACGGGTCGGAATAGGTTGCGAGCGGAAGCGATACGTCGTTCTCAAGCGGCTCGAAGTCATCGGCTCCGTTGTTTTGAAGCGTCTTGAAGATCGACCGCATATCCGTCCCGGATTCGAGCGGAAATCCGTCGATCTGCTTAATGCGAATCCATAAATAACGGGGGGTATACCGTTGGTTTACCGTCGGGGTCAATTGATGTTCGAGAATCGCCTGAAAGTGAGATCCCGCATGAGAACCGCACGCGGGTATCTGGCTCTGCCAGTTCTGGGTGAGCCATGAAATATCAGGGATGTACTGCGCGGGGATTGTAATTGGCGCTTGAATCGCTCCAAGGAGGAAATCTCGTTCGTCCTTCGGTCGCTCTATCGCACCGAGGTTGATGGGCATTACTCTCATTGTGAAACATTCAAGGAAAATGTCGAGCACGGGGCTGGGGATAACTACTTGCGCTATTCCGTGGAAGGGTTATGGTAAAGGGGTAAAAGGTCGAAACATACTTTATACGAAAATGGGAAATCAATTAGTCATACTGGCATTGATTCAGGCGCTCTCGCAGGAAGTGAGTGCGCTCGAACTCCAGTTATCGCAGTTGCAGGCAGCGGAAGTGCAAATGGTTGCGCCATCGAGCACGGTAACCGATACCTCAACACCGGCTGTCGATCCGGTGAATCAAACTTTAGGACAAAGCAGTATGCCAGATACACAAGAGGCAACGACAACGCCATTGGTCGCGGTATCGTTCGCGCCGTCGGTAGAGGGCGAGGGATTGGTGACGGTCAAGAACAATTCTCCGATCACCGTGAGAATCAAGAACCTCGATGTGGACGGGACGCTCGCGGGGTTCACGATTGGGACGCAATACGGACAGGGCTTCGTCTATCCGCAATCGTTCACGGATACGCAGGGAAAGTCCTTCGATGTGTTCACGTGCAACGGTTTGGATTCGATTGGAACCGCAAACCTCGGGTCAAGCGGCATGGTTGATCCATGCGTACGCCGGGACGCGAATGTTGCGAAGAACGAACTCCAACCGGGCGAGACGATGATCCTCCGCTATACGGGCAACCCGACAAAGGTGACGTATCAGACGGGGAGCATCGTAGACCTGAACGGGGACGACGTTCAGTTCTAAGAATAAAAAAACAGCACTCCCTCACGGTGCTGTTTTTTGTTGCCTATAATTGACTCGCAAACTTCGGCAGTGCGCGATAGAGAACCGTCTTGATGCCGGGGTTGGTCTGGAGTACCTGTTGAATCACGCCGGGCGATTCGTTGCCCAACCATGCGGCCACTCGTGTTCGCACTGCGGTGCTTCCCATAGCTTTGTCGAGCGCCGCCGCGCCTGCGCCGGCCAAGATAGCGGGAACTGCCGCGCCTCCGGAACTGAGCGCCGTGATGATGCCGGCTGCGGTCCCAACCTTGATCGGCATACCGATCATGTTCGAGCGTTGGACAATCGCATCGCGATTCCTCGTGGCGAGCTCGGCGGAAGTCAGATCGGCATATTTCTGGTTGAGGTCCTTTATCTCCGGACTGGCAGGCGACAAAGCACCGTTAAGCTTCTCCTTCAGGTCGCCATACATCGATTTCAGAATCGCATTTACCGTCTTGTCGTCCGAGGGCTTGCCGGTGAATTTCGTCTGCGTGGCGATCTCTTTCTTGAGGTCGAACGCTTCCTGGGGCGAGAGATTCGTCAGATCTCTTGGAATCGCCGCTCCGTTCGTATCGAGAACCTTAGTGATGTTCCCGTCTTTATCAACGCCGTGCTCGTAAAGCAGAGAGTCCTTGATGTTCTGAAGTGTGGTAACGATGCCCTGGTTGTTCTTTCCTCCCTTCGCAGCATTCGCCATGGCGTCATCTAGCCTTGCAATCGTCGGTGTCGCATCGATCTTCACATCCGCGCTCTCGGGTTTGGATATGATGTCGCCGATCTTGCTGCCGACGTCGTTCTTCGCTTTTTCGATGTTGTCGGCAAAGTCGCTGAGACTGTTCCCAGTGATGCCCATCGCGGATACCGTCCTGCCGGGGTCCTTGCCATAGGAGAAGCTCGCCGCGTTCGGCTTAATGAGGCTGTTGATGAATCGAGGTGCCATGCCTTTTGTGATCGCGGCTCCTGCTTCAATTCCCCCGATCCCCAAAGGAATGACCGTGCCGAGAGCGGTACCCATGCCCGGTGCGAATGCGGCCGTGCCAGTCTTTCCGTTTTGTAGATTCTGGGAAACGTCATATCCATAGCCCGTTCCTGCCCCTACCGCCGTCCGCGCGGCGGTCTTCGTGCCAATGTCCTTGAGTGTTTGTCCGACGGTCGATTTCGTTGCATCTGCGACAGCGGGCGCGGCGGCTTCGGCTCCTGTCGCGAGAAGTTTGCCCGTTTCAGCGCCCTTCGCCGCGTCACCGTAGGTTCCTGCCGACGCCGCGTCCAAAGCGACGCCTGCGGCGTCTCCAGCGACTTCCGTGGGCGTCTTGTTGAACGCCGGGTTGATGTCTCCGGCAGTCACCGGGGCGGCCTTTCCGTAGATCTTGGAATACGAATCGAGAATCTGCGCTTTCTTCGTCGGGTCGGTCTCGTTGTGGGCGGCTTCCAAAAGCTTTTCTTCCCCCGCGCTCGTTTGCGCGTTGGCCGCGGCTGCGGTCGCCGGCGCGCTCGATCCGATGGTGGATAGATCCTTTCCGAATTCCTGTTCGCTGTTCGTAATGCCCTTAATTAAGCCTCCGGCGGCGTCCCACAGCACGCCCTTGCCGCTGGGCTGTGTCGGCTGGGGCGTTGTAGGCTGCGCGGGGCTCGGCGTAGACGAACCTTGCGGAATGCTCGTGACCGTGAAAGATTTCGCGGTTCCGGGTGAGGATGGCGAAGGAGCCGGTGTGGGTGTCGGTGTGGGACTAGGAGAATTGGGAAGTGACGTTATGTTGAAATTCATTTCTTATTGCGCGACCCATTGGCCTCCTTGCGCGACGTATGTCTTGCCATCATCGCCTTGAGCCGTCGCTCCATCCGGGACACCGGAAGCGTCCGAGACTGTCGCTCCAACCGCCGGGGTGTTGCCTCCAATTCCGGGTACCTGGATGTTCAATCCTGCTTTCTGGAGTGCTTGCAGTGCGGCGACGCTTGTCGGGCTGAGGAATGAGTTCGCCGGCGCTTTGCCCATTCCCGAAGTGTACGTGTCGGTGAGTGCCTGTAAGCGCGAAGCGAGAAGCTGCGCGGCCGTTTCGATGTACGCTTGCACCTGCTCCGGCGACGAGTTCGCGTCTATCGTGCCAAGTTGCTTGATCTCCGCGTCCGTAGCGCCGGAACCCTTGAACGTCGAGGCGAGCTCGCTCGTGGCCGCGCTAAGGTTCGTGCTCGCTCGCGTCACGCCGCCTGCGCCCAAAGCGGATTTAACAGAATTGGCAAGTGCGTTCCATGCCGGAATGTTGCTGTTTGCGAGACTCTTGGTATTCGAGAGAATGTCGGAGATATGTCCAATCGCGGTATTGAGCGAATTGATGTTCTGGGAGTATTGGCCGGACGTGAACGCTTTCATCGTCGCCTGACGTGTTGAGTACTGCTTCGAATCGTAGGACGGGTCGTACTGCTGCGCGAGTGCGATCGCTTGCGCCTGCGTCACGCCTCCGACGCCTTTGTAATTGCGCGTGGGGAGCGATGCGGGATTGATCGTGTAGTCCGCCAATCCTTTGACGATGGTCTGGAGATCGGGGCTCTTTATCGCGGAAAGGAATTGCGACTGTTGCGTCGGGTCGGGCACGTTGTTCGCGGTCATCGTCACCGTGGGTCGTCCGTCGGACCCCGTGGGGGCCGCATTGTTATTCGTTATTCCCTCCTGCTGCTTGATGGCGTCCAAGATCGTCTGGATCTGTTGCGGTGCGCCCTTGGTGAGATCGCCGATCTTCGCCTGGGGGTCAACGCCTTTGCCCTGAAGGATGCTCGCGTTGTAGCCGTTATTGCTCCACTGCCGCAATGCCTGGTCAACGGTAAGGTTGCTGTAGAGGCCGGATGTCAAAAGCTTCTGGGCGACGGCTCGATCTGCCGCATCACCTTGTGAGGCAAGGAATGTGCCTCCGTCGGCTGCCGTCACTGTGCTCGGGACGCCGCCATAGGACTGCGTGGTAGACGTTGATTTGATGCCGTAGGTATTGATTCCGCTCGGTGTTCCGGAAGTGGTTGGCGTGTTGAAGATGCTCGAATCACTCGACCCTGGCAAATTGAGGGTGTCAAATGAGGTCCCGTTCCACGCGTACACGGTGCCGTCTGGTCCTGTGATCGTCTTGGGCGCTGCGCCCTGCGTCGTCGCTTGCGCGGCGAGCGCCTTTGCCTGATCCTCCAGCGCGGCGAGCTTCGCCTTGTTCGCTTCGGTGCCTGCCGTGTTGTCTGCCGATTGACGCGTGACCAAATCCTCGACTTCTTTCAGCTTCGCGTTGTACTCGTCCTGGTAGTTCTTGATGTCGGCGTTCGCAAGCGTGGTGACGGTCTGGTTTCGTCCGGTGCGGCTCGCCTCATCGAGCCACGGATTGTCGTTGATCTTGTTCTGCGCGGTGGCAAGGTCGTTCTGCCGCGAAGTGATCGTGTTTTGCAAGCCGTCCAATCCGGCGGCTGAATATGCCGAATTGTAGAGATCGGATTCGCTTTGCGTTGGGGTCGCCGTGAGCTGTGAAAGCGCATCTGCGTATGATTTGTACCCGAGGCCCTGCGCCGCAATATCTTCGGCGCTCTGAGTATCGGTCGGCGCTGCCGGCGCTGAGGGAATGGCGGGAGTGGCAACTGCCGCCGGCGTAGCGGTCGCGACGGGTTGCGTGGTAGGAGTGACGGGACTCGTCACAACCGGCGCGGGCGGCGTTACGGGAGTTGTAGGGGTGACGACGGTTGGGGTTGCTGTTTGCGGTGGCATGTTAGAAGTTAAAGTTTCCTATCGGACCTTGATTGTTTCGGGCGCGGTTCGAGTTGAACATATCGGTGGTATTGAAAAATGGCCGGTTCTGCGAAGCCTTCTGCGCGCGCAGTTCGCCAATCGGCTTCCACACGGTATCGAGCAACATCATCGCGCGGGCTTCCTGGTCTTTTGCTCCAACGGTGTTCCCTTTCTTTTCGCTTGCGAGCGCGTCGGCATAGGCGAGCAAGATGATCGCTTTGTTCCCGGAACTCTCCTGATTGTCGGTCGTCGGGGAAAACGGCAATAGGTCGGTCGGGTTCACGAGCGTCGGCGCACGAAGCTTTCCCGAGATGTCCACCTCCTGTCCGACGGTCACGGCGTTCGGGTTGATGAAAATAAACCGCTCGTGCTCGGTCCAGATGTTCGACGTGTCGGTCGGATTGTCCGAGAACCATTTTTGATAATCGGCAAAGAGCACCTTCTTGAACTCTGCCGTGCCGCCGTTCTGCGCGGGAACCTCCAGGCGGAACACGCTCTCGTCCCCGAACGTGTTGGGGTAGTCAATGTACCCGATGAATCCCGAGGGGATCGTGAGCATGTACGTCTTCTCGCTGAACGTCCACGGCTTGTAGTCCCATGCGCGCTTCGCACCGTCGTTGATATATCCGTCAATGTCGGACTGCGAAAAGAGCTGGTTCGTTCCGGCGAGCACGTCGGCGACGCTGGTATTGAGTTCTCGGCAAAGGGCGATTTCTGCTTCAGAGAGTTGCATGGTGGTGGGTTACTTTAAGTGTAGGTGTTTAATGTTTTATGTCTAGGGTGTGGATAGCATCATCCTTCGACCTCCCAGATGAGATTGGCGGTTCCGCTCCCGCCGCCTCCAAGCACTGACCACGCGAGGTATATATTCGTTGCGTCCATTGTTATTGTCGCTGCTTGTCCAGCGCCATTTGAATTGAGATAAACGACATCAAATGTCCCGCCATTATTTGATGCCGACGCGCCAGCGTAGTAGGAAATAGACGCGACATTCATGGTCGTACCGTTGTAGTTCCCCGACGACCATGCGAGTACCGCAGAACCGCCGCCCCATGCTCCGCTTATCCTTACAATGCTCGGTACTTTGCCCAATCCGTGGGCAATCGTTTGCGTTCCCGATGAGGCATTCATAATGCGTGTTGAGGAACCCGTCTTGAAAGCAATGGCGTTCGTGACCGTGACGGCTCCCGTTCCTCCCACGGGACTGACAGAGATTCCCGATCCGGCGAGAATCTGCGTGACGCCCGTCGCCCCGAGCGTTACCTTGTTCCACTGGTTGTTGAAATAGAGATAGAGATAATACACGCCGCCCGTAAAGACGAATTGAATCTGCTCTTGAAACGTCCGGGGGATGTAGGTCGGCGGGGCGGTCAAAACGGCTTGCGTGCTTTGAAGCTGAATGAGCATCGGCAAGAACTGCGTAAGGTCGAAGGACTGCTGAACCGGAAGCCCCGCGCCACCCTCCGGTTCGCCCTGCGCCGATTGGCTGTCCACTTCTGCCTTTATAGCACCGCTATTTATCGCGGATTTGAATTCGGACTCTATCATGTTTGATCGTAGCCAATATCGTTGAATACCCAGTACGACGTGAGGAGTTCCAACCCGAGGCCAGCCGTGATTCCGTCAAAAACGATCTTGATGAGGAACTGCTTGCCCCTGATGCTGTTCACGCTGAAGAAGATGTTTTTGAGCTGGGCGAGAGATGTGAACGTTTGCCGCTTTACGAGGGTGAACGGCTGGACTTGAAGGTTCACGCCCGATTGCGTGAGATTCGCCAAGCCGGTATCGAGCGCCCATGTCTCGTTACTCAAGCCGTCGTTCGTGATTCCCGTGATGTGCGCGATTGCTCCGGCGTTCGGACCTTCGAGCACCGTCACTTCGTCGCCAACCTGCGCGTCGAATGTTCCAGCGACCGTCCCATCCACGATAACCTGATTGCTCGCGCCGGACGTTGCGCTCGTGATGCAATGTCCCCAAAGCTGCCGTTTGAAGTTGTAAATCTTGAGCGAAGCATTGAACGTGATCGGCGTTGCCGTTGTATTGGAATTGAGCGTCGTAAGGTTCAGCACCACGGCTTCCACGGTCTTGTCGGTCGGCCCGAAGAACGTGCGCTGGTACTTTATCTTTCCAAGTCCGAGTTCTTCCGAGACGTAGACCGCCTGGGCGGGTGGCGTGTTCGTGAGCGCGCCGACGTAATTGATTCCTCCGGCACTGTAGGCGATAAGGATACGGTCGTTCGCCACATCGAAGAAAACGCAATTGACTTGCAGGTTGAATGTTACGCCGCCGCCCATAGGGATATATCCCCATGCCTTTCGCGAGAACGAGTAAAGGTAAACTCCCGGCTTCATGCGGCCGTATTGTGCAAGATTACCGGTGGTCGAAGTGATCGTGAAGAGGAGCATGTCTCCCACGAGCGCGATCTGATGCGGAATGATCTGCGTGGAATCGAAATTATTGAACGCCAACGGGTCATCGAACATCCCGAACAATTCACTGACGGTCGAACCGTTGGTCACGAGCGTTTGGCGCTGGGTCTTCACTATCCACTCCTGGCCATAGGTGTCAATCGAGAGAATCTTCCCGCCGGATACCCACTTCCAAGGCACTTTCGAGCGCAACGCATTGCCGTCCCAAAGGATCAAACATCCCACGCCGTTCAGGTGCGCGCCGATGAGGATTCCGTTCGGACCGCCCTTGATGGCCGTTATGGTCATCTGGCTCGGGATAGTGAACGCGGAGCCGTTATAAGAATTGTCGTTGTAAATACACGCGACGTTGTACCCGTCCGCGATGAGCCGGAGATCCTCGTACGTGTCCATCGGATGTTGGTTGGAACTCAACGATTGATAGGTGTCGTTCCACGTCGTGCCGTTGTACAAGCCAAGTTGGTTGTTGCTCGCGCCGCACGCGTAGAGAAGATTGCCGTACTGGTCAGTCATCATTCCCGCGCCGTTGCCAAGCGGCGAGCGAACGGTGGCAAGCACGTAATTGCCGCGCGACGTTTCCTGCCAGATGACGCCGTTCGAATCCTGAACCGTGAGGAAACCATTGAGCGTCGTCATGGCGTTGATCGAACCCAAGCCCGTGATGCCGGCGCTTGATGCTTTCTGGACTATCGAATACATCGTCCCGATGCCGAACTTCGTAGGCGTGAAACCCTGAGAGTAAAAATGCGTGCCGACGATGGGAAGATCGGAAAACCCTTCTGCTGCACCGAATGGGACGACGCGTAATGCCATTTAATTGACGGTGAATTGGTTAGTGATGAACGTATAACTTATGGTCCGGAATGGGTTCGGCTGGCCCGTGACGAATCCATAGAGGCGGTATTTTGCGCCCTTGTCTGCGGATTGGAACTCCTGCGGCACAATGGCAATGGGAACCTTCACTTGCGTATAGCATCCGAGTACCATGAGCGCTCCTGGGCGCGCGGGAAGCGTCTGTGCGATGTCGTTCACGAACGCCCATTGGACGACGACGTTCATCTGCCGGTATTTGCAGCCGCTCCATATCCCATAGATCACGTCACCCGGTTTGTAGAACGTGCGGTCGGTCGCCATGTAATACGAACTGACGACAGTTCCGGAGATCAATGAGAAGTTGCCTGTCGGCTCGACGGTCGAGGTGACCTGGGTCATGTTGTACACGACAGCGGGGCTGATGATGGTCCCGTCAAGGAACGTTTCATACGCGATGTAAAGGCTGCCGAGAACTATAACGGCTAACGATAGTAAAACGATGATGCGGTGATGCAATTTCATTTTGAAAAGAGTAGTTTCTCGACGATGTACGCGATAAGCGCGGACGCCGTCGCCCCGATGAGGAATATCGCCGCGCGTTCCACCCACTTTGCGGAGAACTCCTTGCGGAGCGTTGAAATGAAAGTCTCCTGTTCTTTTTGTTTTTGGAACTCGGCGTTTTCGTTCTGAAGTTCTTCGTAGGAGGGCGGCATTGTTATGAGTGATATTTATCTTGGAACGTTGTTCCCTGCGGCGCGTACTTGCTTCCGAATGATGTTCCCTGCGGTCGATACTTGCTCAAGAACCCTGTAATGCCGACCGAATTCCCGAGGAGCGTATATATCCCCGTCACGGCGTTCAATACCCGTGCCTTGAACATCGCTGCGGCGTACCCGGTAAGCGCGTACGCGCCGTGCGTGATGACAACGCTAATGTTCTTTATGAATGAGACGGTCTCTCCGGTCACGGTATACGCTCCGGATGCAAGGAGAAGCCCTTTTGATTTGAAGAGTGTGACGGCGTACCCGGTAAGCGCGTACGCGCCGTAAACAATCGTCGCGTGGAGGTTCTTGATGAACGTAACCGCTTCTCCGACGAGCGAGTAGTATCCTGCTACGGCGGTCAATGTGTACGCAGTTCCCGCGATCATCGTCTGACCATTCCCCGAGTTGTAAAGGTCGGTCAATTCCTGCGCGACAAGCACCTTGTTCCACATTCCCACCTGGCAGATCAAGCCGTCCCAGTTGTCCGAAACGCTCTGGTCGCGTCCAACGTAGAACGTGTCTGAGCCGGAGTTCGAAGACCCAGTGTACGAAGCGGTGTTCGCCGTTCCATTATTGATGGAGATCCCGATACCCGTTCCGTGCTTGTAGTAGACGTAAATGAAATACCACGTGTTCGAGCTGAGACTGCCCGTGGTCGTCACATACGTCGAGCCGCCGTTGATGTAGAAGTCAAGTTTCGAGCCGTTAAGGTCGATGAGCCAAGAGTTCGTCCACTTTCCGATGGGGACTTGGTAGGTCGCGGCGTTCGTCGTCTTTACCCACAATGCCAAACTCCAATCGGCGCTGTTGATTTCAAGGTCGGTCGCTGTCGCGTGCGCAAGGTTCTGGTTCGATGTGCGTGTGAATAGCGCGGCGTTGCCGGTGCTTCCCACTCCCGTACCCTGGCCGACGGTATTGGTATCGGTGAGATTATCGGAGCCGACAAAATCAACGCGGGTCGTTCCGGCCGCTTCGTCAAGCTTCCAATAATGGGCAAGGCTCGTCGTGAGCGTGCCGCCGGTGTCGATCTGAAAGTGTTTCGCCATTGTTGCTCAAACCTCCGGCGCGATTGCCAGAGGTTACGTTAACTGAAGAAGACCGTTCGTCGCGTCGAAGTTCACAAGATACGTATCGCCCGAACCCATGTTCACTTCGGAGCCATTGTCGAACCATGAGATCAAAGGTCCGCCCGAGGCCGTCGAATTGTAGATCACGATATAGCGGAACTGCGGGACCGTGCCGGACGCCGTGAGCGTGAGATTCGTGAGCTTCAGGGTGTACGTCCCCGAGGTCTGGCCCGAGCTCGTGAGCGTGATGTTCCTGCTCGAAAGATTCGTGTAGGAGATCTGCGTGATGTTCGCGATCACGGTATTCGTCGAAACCGGCAGGGTATCCGTCAAAGCGACGGCGAGCTGGTCCGAACCGAGGTTGTGGACCTTCGCCGCCAGGTCTCCGACGAACGTATTGAATTTGTTGTAAGCTGCCACTGAATTATTTGATTATGTGTTTGCCGGCCTTTATAAGGGGCATCTCCCCGCCCTCCCTGACCGGGAGAGCGAAGAGACGTGCGACTAGAGTGTCGCGTACTGCGGGAAGAATTCCCCGAGGTTGTTCACATACACCGCGTTCGGAACGGAGGTCGCGTCGTCGAGGTTGGTAGTACCTCCGACAAAGTTGCCCGATCCCGTGGGGTGGATGATGACAAACCCGATGACCACTTCACCGTCCGGAGCGGACGGGAAAACGACTGCGCCGAGCGTTGCGCCGGCAGTTCCCATATATGTATGGAAAGCGCCAGCCGCGTTCACGGTGAACATGAACACGTTGTAGGTCGCGTTCACGACCGTACCGACGAGTGCCGACAAGTCAGCGGCGGCGGCAGTATAGACGGAACCGTCGATCTGGTAATAGATCGCGTTCGAGATCTTGGCGAGCGGAGAGCTTGCGCCGTGGATCGCGAGAGTGCCGGAAACCATCATCTGCTGCAACGTGGACCGCTGAAGCTTGTCGAGCAACGTGGACAATTCTGCCTCGCTGTTCGGAAATCCGATAGATTTTGTTCTCATACCCATTAGATTTATTTTGAGATGTTGCGACCTTTGTTTTGAAGAAGGGGCAAGGTCACAAGACTTGCCCCTTCAATCGGACTATCCGGTGCAGAAGAGTTCTGCGGCGAACCGTAAGCGATTGTCTGTCACTTTGCAGTCGTACACGTAGAGGTCCTTATAGGCAGTACCGAAGTTACCGATGAGGTCTTCTTCCATACCGACGTTAAGCACCTTGTCCGCGAACGTGAGCCAGTTTCGCTGGCCTGCAATGACGTGCCAACCGTTGACGTTGTCGCCGTTCACGCGCTGTCCCGAGGCTTTGAAGATCTTGAAGCCAACGATCTCGGTCATGAAGCCCTTTTTAATGAGCTCGTCATAGACCGCAGGAACGTTGATCGCGATGTTCGTGCCAACCGGGATGTATTGCGAGATGGACGGAGGAACAACGACGAAACGATCTGCATCCGGGACTTCGTTGTCATCCAAAACCTTCTGAAGTTTCAAAAGGCTCTGCATGATGTTCGCTCCCGTGATCGCGAGAGGCGTTACCGCCTGGATCGTGTACGTCGCGCTCGTAATTACTCCGCCGTCGTAGGCCGTGACCACATCGTCGAAAACGTCGAGCTGAATGGCAATCGCGGTCGCGCTCGTGTAAGAGGCGATACGATACCACTTCGTCAAGCCGTTCGCGGCGAGGGGGAGACCGACGCAGGTGAAGCCTTTGCCGACCATTGCCGAGGTGAACGTGGTGCCGGAGCCGGTCACATTACCATTCACGTCGATTGAGACAGTGCCGGTAGTGTAATCAGTGCCAACGCGATTCCCTGCGGCGATGCGGTTCCAGAATCCGAGGACGTATTTGTCCACGTTCTTCTTCCGTTCTTGTGCGGTCTGTTCGATGACAGTGCCTTTCGGTTCCTTGATGTAGGACTTCCACTTGTCAAGCGTCTTTTCCGCCCAATAGAACGATTTGAACTGGGTGATCTTGAGCTGGCCGTTTACCTCGTAGAGGCTCTGGGGGGTCAAGTTCGCGCCAGTGTAGAACTGCTCCGTAACCTTTGCGAGGCTAAGGATGTTCACAATACTGCCGACTTCGTTGATGTCTCCTTCATAGTCCCGATTTACGATGAAATCGAAGACCGAAATGGAGTACACCTCCTTCATCAGCTTCGCGGAAAATGCTTCCGCTACTTTAGTTGCGTATGCGCTAGGCATATTGGTGGGTGATTGTTAAACCCCAACCGTCGCTGTGCCTACTCGTCTATCGCGATGTCGTGCGTCTTGATGTACTTCTCGTAAGCTTTTGGATCGGTTTTACGGAGTGCGGCAAGCTCTGCCATCGTAAGACCAACAGTAGGTGTCGGTGTCTCGCGCGGACCACCTTGGCCGGTTTCTAAGCCTGGTCGCGGTGTCGGTGCGGGAGCCGGGGGCGTTACGTTCTTGGAGAGAAACGCGTCCACAAGAAGTTCCATAGGAACGTTCTTGTACTGTGGGCGGGAAGCGAATTGTCGGAAAGCTTGCTCTTTGCCTTGTAAGGCATTGTTCGAGGTGAGTTCGAGTTCGATGCTCGTGTTCCACGAACGTTCAGCTTGGATAGATTGCGCGAGTTGCGCTGCATTTCCTCCGATCCGTTCCGCGCGCATAGTGCGGCGCGCCAAACTCTTTTCGGTATCGCTCATGGCGTCCCATTCCGGGAATGCTGTCCTGAGATCCGAATCGGTTGGTTCTTTTGTCAATTCCTGCTGGGCCTGTCTCCGCTTTTCAGCTTCAACAAGTAATTGAGCCTCTCTCGATGAATCCGAGAACTTCTGTTTCCAGAAATCAACGGTGTCTTCGGGTTTGGCTACAGTCGTCCCAACGGGCGGCTGCGCTGGTTCTGTCGTGACCGGCGATACGGGGTCCGTCTCGATAAGGAGGTTAGGATCTTCTGGCATTGGATTTTGTGCCGTCCCTTTCGGGGTTTGGCAATGAATTAATTATGCTTGCCTTTCGAAATTCGGCAAGGTGTGCGCAGCTACTCTGCTTTGGCTGCTTTCTTCCTCTCGACCTTTGGCGTCTCAAGGCCGATGGCTTCTCCGAATAGATCGCGCTGCTCCTCGTTGAGGTACGTCTGCCGCGCGCGCAAGAACTCGATGTCCGACTGACGCAGTTCGTGCGGTTGCTTGCGCATCAGTTCGTCGAATAGAGCCTGTGAATCTTTGTCCATGGCTATATTGATTGAAGCGCCTGCAAGAGCGGCGTCAACGCGCCAACGTTCGGGGCATCGGTAAGCGCGCTCTGCGTTGACGTGAGCAAGAGGTGAAGCGCGAGAAGCGCATCGTTCACGTCTGCCGGCGCGATTACTTCTCCGTTCGGGAGAATGTAGTTCGTGCCGTCGGTCGTAAGGCCCGCACCGGCTCCGATAAGGGTAACGAGGATGTTCACTTGGTTCGGTGTCATAGGGTTAATGTTGGTTGCGACCTTTTATTCGATTCCATACTTTTGTTTCAGCATGGCCTTCAGTGATTCGCGCTCCTTTTCGGGAGTGGTAATGAACTTTGTGATCGTGGCGAGAATGTCGCCATACGCTTTGTAGTACGCATCCTTCTGCGCGGAATTCTCATGCTTGCGAAGTTCAACGGTGGCACGTTCCAATTCCTGCGGCAAAAACTTCTTGAGATCGTCAATCGATACGTCACCCTTCCCGAGGATCGTGGTCCATTGCATCCACGTCGCTTTCTCGGCGGGTTTCAATTGATCGATGCTCGTCAACCCGAGTTTTTGCAAAATAAGGTCAAGCATGGTTATTGGGCGATAGGTTGAGGCATCGGGCCTTTAATCGGCATGGCGGGCGCGGGGGGCAGTTTTGAAGCCGTAGGCGGCATTCCCGGCGGCATTCCGGCTGGCGGTTGGCCTGGTGGAAGCGCGTTCTGCTGCTGATCGTCGAAGTTCATGACCTCGGCGGTTTCCTCCGGCGTAAGCTGCAACCAATCGAGCGTCTTTTTCTTCTGGATCTTCTGGAGCGGGATGTTGTTCGGGAACTGCGCGGTCGCAACCTGCAATTTCTGCACGGTCTGCAAGCTGTCAGATTCCTTGTCGGCCTTCGAGCCTACGGTCACCTTGTAGCCTTCTTTCGAATAGACTTTGGCGAGGTCGAGCGACTTCGGGTAGAACTTGCCGCTCGCGCCTTTCTTGTGGAGCGTGGGCTTCGTCATGGTCGAGCCGTTCGCCATTACGAGCGCGACGAACAGGTTCCCGATGTCCTCCCAATACCGTTTGTGATATTTCGAGATGTTCTGCGCGCGCTGCTTCGCCTTGTTTGCGAGTATCTGAATCTCCTGTGCGGTCTGCGGCGCGCCGTTCGGGTTCGGGTCGCTGTCGCCGTTCTCGATTGCGGTCGCACCGGACACGCCCTGGATCTCGCCGTCGATGAAATTGAGCTCGTTGAACACGTCTGCCATCTCCGGAATTTTGATCGGCGTAAGCACCTTGTTCGGATCGCCGGGAAGCGGATAGAAACCGAATGGCGAAGGATCGTAGCCGACGGGTGACCATCCTTCCTTGGCGGTCGAATCATAGAAATACATCCCATAGTTCGCAAGTGTGCCATTCTCCACCTTCTGGCTCCAGCGCGCGTTCGCGACGAGGTTCAAGCCGCGCACCGAATCAGCGCCGCCGTCTGTGTACACGTCGAGCTGGTCAACGTCGCCGGCCCACGATGCCCATGTGAACTTGTTGATGCCGAGAATATCCTCCAGCGGCTTTTGCATAAGGATCTCGTTACCGTTCGCCGTGACGATCACCATGACGACGTCTTCGCCGCGCGCCGGGTCCCAAACCTTCTGCTGGCATTCGTTCAGCTCGACGTACGTTTCGCCGACGAGCGGATGCTGCACATCCGGAACGCCGAGGTCGTTCATGCGCTGTGCCGCGTCCGCTGCGGCTAAGGCGTTCTGGCCGGCGAGTATCAAGCCTGCTTTGGTAGCAAAGAACTCTTTTAGCCGCTTGATAGCCTCCGCGTCGTACAACGGATTGCGCTCCACGTCCGATAGCGTACGGAAGATGCCGATGTGCGTGATGCGCCGGGCAGACTGGAGATCCCACGGGCGCATATAGCGGTCGAGCAGCACGTTGAACCAGTCCACGACCTCCATGTGGAACCAGCCGTCGATGATATTGACCTTCATGTACGAACGGCCCGCGAGCCATTCCTGCTTCCGGTCAACCTCCTCCAAGATGTCGAGGCGCAAGCGTTCCGCGCACGCTTCCCAGTACGCGTTCAGGAACAGTTCTTTTTGCCCGTCGTTGCCTTTGTCCTCGTATTCGTTATCAACCGGCCAATTCGTCTGCGTGAGGTACGTCTTGAGCGTCTTCTTCATGTACGGCACGTTCACGCTCTGCCGTTGGGTCAAGCGGTTGATGATGACCGTATCCCGATGCAATTCGTAATTGGTCGTTACCTGCGGATGGCGACGAAGCCGCCAGTTCAGGTCGGCTTGGTAGTTCTTTTGGATGGATGAGATGTCGAGCGGTTGAACCATTAAAAGGGAAACGTTCGACCTCGTTTGTGTTAATTATGAAGCGGTTTAGAAATTGTGCAAGGGGTGTGGATAACTCAACCCGGCATTCCGGGGAAATTCTTGACGAGGCCGGTCGTTGGCGCAGGCATGAAGCCGATTGGTTTCTGAAGTTCGAAGAACATGCGCATGATGAAGCAGTCGCCATAGTCCGGTGATCTGCCGATTGTCCGCTTCACCTCGTCCTTTGGCTCGATCTTGCGCTTGCCGTCCTTGTCACCGTCCTTGCTCTTGACCTGCTCAAGCTCCTCGATAAGCGCCTGGACCTCCGATTCGTTCGGATTCGTGACTTTGAGTTGATGGCTGTTCACAAGTTCGGCAAGCTTGTACGCGCACTGGGCCTTGAGGCTTTCGAAATTCTCGGGCTGCTTCGTGACCGGATTATCGAACGGCCGATGGTTCGCAGTGAAACCCTTGATGCCCTTGAGGTGGTCAACAATGCCGCCGCCGATACCATCCTCATCCACGAGAATGCGCGAATAAGGAATCGCTTCCTGGATGACAAACTGGCGTATATCTTCCTCGGTACGGTCCGTACCCTGCATCGTTTTGATAACCGTCTTGTAATTGTGCAATCCCTTCCAGAACGTAAATACGATGCGGTCGCCGCCGAATCGCGCCGCGTCTACGACAAGGAACTTGTCCGGAGATTCAACAACGGTGTTCGTGGCAAGATCGGTAAGCGCGTCATAATCCATCAGCGAGCCGGTCGATTCGTACTCCCATACTCCTTGCATGAGCCTTTGACGCGTGACCTTGTCCGTGATCTCGGCGAGCTGTTTACCGTAGATCTCCCGCGTAAACGGGTTGTCATCGTAGAGCGCCTGGATGAATGCATATTGTTTGGGCAGCGTTCCAATCTTCCACGGCTTGTAGAACAGCGTATAGAGCCAATTCTTGTCCGGGTTTGCCGTCAAGCCGATCTTCGGGAGCAGGCCGAACTCTTCGTTGCGATGCCTGCCGACGCGCGACTTGAGCACGTCGAATGCTTTGAATTGGATCTCGCCGGCTTCCTCGATGTCGCCGTTCGTGTATTCGAGCGAGCCGAACCGCTGGAACTCCGGATCTGATGGCTGATAATCAAGGTCCAATAGATCAATGGTCGAGCCATTCTTGAAGTGAATGACGTTGTACTTGCCATCGAGCCACCAATCGCTTTTGGGGATATTGTGGAACGCGCATACCTTCGTCCACGTGATGAACGTGCTCTGCATCAGGCGCTTGAGTTCCTTACGACCGATGAACGAGCGAATGCCTGGATAGGCGTAGGCTTCGTACAAACGCTTTTCGCAAATGTGCCAAGACTTTCCACCGCCGGCGCCGCCCCCGAAAAACACGAAGCGCGTAATGGAATCAAGCCAATACTGCCATGCGATGTACTGTTTAGCTGTTGGTTTTATCTGGACTACCATTGGGCGGGATGAGTTGGAAGCCGGTCACTCGCTCACCGCCGGAGGTTACATCAACCTTTTCTGTGATGCGTTGCCGGATCTTGTTGTACTCGCGGATCGCCGAGATTTTTGGCTCAAGCTTTTCGTCTTGAAGAATGACCTTTGCGAGTTGCGCATCGACAATATGGTCTTTAAGCATCTCGTTCAACAGGATGGTAATTCGGTCTTGAATCTTAGGCATTCTTAGGAGCGCATGAGCCTGCACACTGCATACGTTATAAGCTTTCGTATATTCACTTTGCTCAATCAATTCGCCTCCTTCGTCGCGCGTCTCTTCGTGTGACAACGTTTCAAGCTTGTAGTTGTATGCCTCTGCATAGGACAGGGTCCCATTACCAAAAAGCTCTTCGTTCTTCACGTAGAGCTGACAAAAGAGTTCATGCTGTGGTTTGAGCGGCTTATCGTCAGCCATTCTTGAACTGGTATCGTTTCGCGTCTTCGATGATCGCGTCTACGTCGTCCTTCTTGGTCTTTCCCTTGATCGTGAACGCCACGAACAGCGCGCCATGCTTGAGGACCTTCTTGCGCTTGTCGTAGTCCTTGGGCCGCACGACGATGAAATGCTTGTCGATGCAGGGAAGCTTGCAAGGATCGCACGGAATGTTCGTGTCCCCGAGCTCCATGACGAGGTTGAATACCTGGGTCTTAGCCATTTACTTCGTGTTTCTTTTTCGCTGCCGGGGCAAGAACAATTGAGAGCAATCCTTTCCAAATGAACCACGGGAGATATTTCGGCCTCCTGCGGATAAGCTTGCCGGCGAGATAGTGCATGGTGTTCGGGTCTTCGAGGATCTCGACTACCTTCTGGTTTACTTTCAGATATTGGTTGTATTTGCGGCTCATTAGAAAAAGTGGGTATAGAGTTCAATGATTGTATAAACGGTCGCGGCGACGGCAAGAGAGAACTTCGCCATACGCATACCTGCCTTGTAATGCTTGTCGCTCATTTGATGGGTGGGTTACGTTAATCGTACAATGATGCCAACTTCTGTCAATCCACAGGGGGCGCGTGATGCAACAGGAAACGGTCACCCTCATCGTCGCCGGTATGGGAATCGCGGGAACGCTATGGGGCGGAATGAGTTCTCAACTCATGGCACGGAAGTCCCAAAGACGCCAATGGGTCGCAGACAACAGAAAACAAGAGGCGCGGGAACTTCTCACTGCGTTATCCGACGCCTCCCTTGCTCTTGCCTACTGGTGGGCCGAGATTGACACACTGATCGAAAAAGGCGAAGGAATTAATCTCTCAAGCAAAGCGGCAATAGAGTTCAAGGCACTCAACGCGGCTTTCCATAAGATAGTCCATGACCGATTGTTCATTGCGAATGATGTACGTGAGGCGGGGATCTTAGAGAAATGGATCGCGGTCATTGCGGGCCAGACAAAGGACCATAATTACGAGAAGCAAATGGAAGGCGTTTCGAAGCTCAAAGAGCTTATCGTCGAGATGGGGACGTACGAGGAATTAGGACCGTTCAAGACTATCCATCGAAAACTGATGCGGCCTTAGGTCGGAAATTCAGGGCACTCTCCACGTCGTCAATCGAATACGCAAGGATGTACCTACCGCCCGCTGCTTCAAGCTGTCGCTGGAACTCCTTCTGGTTGTCGCTCTGCCTGCCCTTCGGCGCTTTGACCTCGATGCCGACGTACTGTCCCCCGATCACGCACACGATGTCCGGGCTTCCCACGGCTCCAAAGCGATAGAAATGCTTCTGAGAGTCCACGAACGCGCCGCTGTTGTTCCGGTAATGGAAGATGTGCTTCCATGCGAGATATTCGAGGATGGCCTTTTGTGTGGCGCTTTCTTTCATTCCTCGCGTTGTGGTTTATGGCAGTCGCAATCGCAGTCATGATCGTGGGGCTCGTCGTATCCGCGCAGCACATACCCCTCGCAATGGCGGTGGCGCCGGCGCTTGCATTCGCTACTGATGTACTTGGGTTGCATGGGAGGATTGGTTCTATTTCTCTGGCCTGAATTGCTTTTTGACGAGTTCGATTATCTCGTCGGTCGCCTCCAGCGCGAGATCCTCTTTCGATTTCATGGCCCCGATGTCTCCCACGCCTTTGCGGTCCATCTCGATCTGCCGGTGGATCATCTTCTGCACGATAATGTGATTTATCTCAGCGCGAATGTTCATTTGAATAGTTCTAATGGTTTAAGTTCTTTCGGCGGCTCGAACGCGGGCGGCAATACCGGATGCTTTGCCCTCCATGCCCACGCCATGCCTCCTGTTGCTTTGCACCGGCGGCGACATGATTCAAGTACAAGCGGATTGTCGAGCGTGCGCAGTTCCAATATCCTGGGCGTGATCCTGTTCACCGGCCACTCAAGGTGCGCGGCGATCTCCGCGTTCGTTGCGTCCGGGAAGAACCGGAGGGCGTCCAGAACTGCTTTCTGTTTCGCCCCGAGGTTCTTGGTAGCTTCGGCGTAGGCCCAGAGTGATGTATCGGCGCTTCCCATGGTTGGTTAAATGGTTTCGTCTTCTTCTTCCTCCACGTCTTCGGCATCCAAAATATCTTCCTCCGTCGCTGGTGCAAGGACTTCTCTCTGCCAGTACTTGTTCACCATAGAAAGGGGAATCTTCAGCTTTTGCGCGATACGAAGCGATGTGAGACCCATGTTTTGCAATTCGACTACTTGCTCATGGATCTCATCCGGAGTGATGATCACCTTTTCTGCCGATTCCTTCTTGGCCGCTTGAACCCCTTTAGCGTATCGGCCACGAAGGTAATACCACATGCCGACATTCACGCCGAGTTTATCGGCCGCTTCCTGGGGAGTCATTCCCTTGTTCGCCACACGACGCGCAAGTGTCACGATCTCATCCGGGTTGTATTTCGTCTTCGCTTTCACTACCGCCCGATTCAAGACCTTCGTTGTTCGCGCGGTCTTGGGTGCAGACCCGCCGTGCTTCTTCGCCGCGCGCTCCGGGCAATGCCAGGCGCTATGTCCTTCCTGACCACACTTCCCGCACGTTCCTTTCTTGTAGCCTTTTTGGGGAACGTATTGACGGACCGGCTTCTTCGCTTTCGTGAGAGGCTTTTTCCGGAGTGGGAGCGGGGGCACGATGTGCGCGGTGGCAACCATAGTCCCGTTGTCAACGAGTGCCTCAAGTGGATCGAACTCCGGGACTTTCTCGAAGAGGTCGTCTCCGGATACTGCGTAATGCTTGCCTGCGATTAAATAGAGTTTCATGGCTAGAGCATCTTGATACGTTTCTTCTGAGTGTCGATGTTCCACGTGTTCATGACAGCGAGCTCGACCACGAGCCGGGCCAATTCCACGTCACTCATCTTCTCTGCCGCTTTGCGGATTCCTTTCTCCTCGTCGTTGTATCCGCCTTCTCTTTGCGGAATTACGATGTTCCGGCGAATGAGGATCTCTTCAAGGTCTCGCGGGTCCTCCAAAGCCGACTCGAACAGCACGTCAAGCGTCTTCCGAGTGATCGGCCACTTGACCTTCTTTAAGGCGTCGGCGATCTCCTGGCGCTCGGTCGCTTTACGCTTTTCCTCTTTCGCTTTCGCGGCGGCGGCTTCCTTCTCGCGCTTCGCTTTCTCCGCCGGGGTCAGTGAACGGGAAGAGGCTGAATGGCGCTTGCCATGGACCTTGCAATCCGTGGCGACGCAGATACGAATCTGCGAGCCGAGTCCCTGGCCTTTCGCGACGAGCGCCAGAACCGCCTTCGTGCATTTATCCTTTGGGCCGACGTTCGTATAGTTATTCGCCGTGATGACGCCCTTGCGATCATCCTTATCTTCTCCGCTCACGCTGTAGCTGTATTCCTTGGAGATGAGCACGAGGTCCGGGTCTTTCTCTTTCCGGTAATCGATGTACTTGCCCATCTTCCGCTTCCAACACTTGCGATCCGTGCACGCACCTTCCTTGACCGCACCGAAAAGGCTGGGCACGTTCGGTGGGCATTCTTTGCACGGGCCGACGGCGAGAAGCGCGGCGGAATCCTTCAGCCATGGCTGGAACTCCATGGGCTTATAAAACTCGCGGTCGATGTGGTCCTTCAGTTCGCTGATGCTCGGAGAATACGGCCCGGTAACGTACTTGAGCGCAGCGCGCTGGTCGTTCGCGGAAAGCCGCGCGATGAGCACTGCATGACCGTCCGTCATCTTTCCCTCGCGGTATGCCGTCGCAACGGCCTCTTCAAGCCGGGTAAGGAAGATCCTCTGGCGCACGTACGTTTCCGATTTACCCACCTTCGCGGCAACCGATGGAACCTCGTAATGCGATTCCTCCACAAGCTTCCAGTACGCCTGACCTTCTTCAAGTGGGTGTACATCGGCGCGCTGAAGGTTCTCGATGATCTGCACTTCCTGCGCTTCGGCGTCTGTGAGTTCCTGGATGTTCGCGGGAACTTCCGTGAACTTCAACTTCTGCGCGGCCCGGAACCGGCGGCTGCCGGCGACGAGCTCGTATCCCTTTTCGACGGCGCGAACGATCAAGGGAACGATGATGCCCTTTTCCTTGATGCTCGCAACGAGGTCGTTGAACTCCGGTCCTTCGAACGAGGTGCCGCGCGGGTTGGTCTTCGACTCTGCAATGTCCTTTACGCTGACGTTTTGGAATGTTGATTTGTTCATTATTGATCTGAATGCTTTGGTGCCCGATACCACGGTTTTGCGACTATCTCGTCGTGGTGAATAACGTCGTTCTTCGTGAAATTGCTCAACTCGTTCCACATTTCATCGGCATGGTGGCACGCCTTATGCTGAAAGATGGACGTGGGGCAGGTGCACGTAATGTGCGGATTGTTCATCGTCCCGCCCCAGTAGATCGTCGTCGTGTATACGACCGACGCGTCCTTGCTAGAACGGAATGTCTTCGACCGAAATATCCGCTCCCTCGTCCAATCCTGGACGATCTTCTTCACCAGTTGGCTCATCGAGTTGTATGGTCGGGATGCTTTCTCCCGATTCCTTCCCAGCGACCTTTGTGATCCGCTTGCCATACTTCCCGTTCTTCAGCTTGAACGCTTCGACAAAGAACTCCTCACCGATCTCGATGTCCTCCAAATCCTCGATGAGGTAATACAGATTGCCATCCTCGTTCTTGAGCGGCATGTTCCACTGCTTTTCCACGCCGTTGTCCGAGATGACCATCTGGAGTTCCTCCTGCTCCGTGCCGTTGAAACTCTTTCCCTTGCCGATCTTCTGCGAAACGATCTTCACCCGGTGCTGACCGTTCGGAACCTCCACGTCCACCATCTGCCCTCCTCCGGCGTTGACCTTCTTCTTGTCTGTCACGCTGAAGAACTGGTTCTTATCCGCTATCGCGCCATTCGCACGCGCCTTCTCTGCGATCTGCTTTGCAAGTGTCATGCTTTTGTAAATGAAATGATTTTGTTTATATGCGAAGCGTTCGATGCGCTCCGGCTACGCTGCCTGCAATTCGCTCACAATCTCGTCGATGAGCTTCTTTACCCGTACGACCTTTGCCTGCGCTTTCTTGCTCGTGACCTCCGGGAACGTAATTGCCCTGAAGGTGCCGGCGAACACGTGGAGTTTCTCCTTGTCCGGGCGTTCCGCCTCGATCCGTTCCGCTTCGGCTTTGGCCGCTGCCTCGGCTGCGATGCGCTCGTCCTCCTTGCGCTTAGCGTCGATCTCTGCCTGAATCCTTGCCTGCTCTGCGGCTTCCTTCCGGGCCTGCTCGACTTCGGCCTGGTGTTGCTTCTCGCGCTCTTCGGCAAGCCGCTTGTCCTCGATGGCCTTCTTCTCCGCCTCGATCCGTTCCGCTTCGGCGCGCTGTGCGCGTTCCGTTTCTTCCTGTGCAATGCGCTGCTTCTCAAGCTTCTCTGCCGTGAGCCGGTTGAGAAGTTCCAAGAATGTCGCATCGTCCAGCTTCAAGAGTTCATCGGCTGAGACGGCTTCCTGGGTAACACCGATGGCGACAAGCTTTTCGATGCGCTCCGGGAGTTTCTCCCGCTGTTCCTTCTCGAACTTGATGCGGGCTTTCTCGTCGTCGATCTTCTTCTGCTCTGCCATGAGGTGGCCCTCGATCTCCTCAATTGCGGTCGTGATGCGTTTGGCTTCCGCGTCTACCGCGCGGCCATATTCGAGGCTCTGTGCTTTCAGCTCGACGCGCTTCTTCTCCACGTTCACGCGCTCGCCCTTGATGAAGAGCCGCGCTTCCCTGACCTTCTCGTATCCCTCCTGATCGTCCAACCCCTTAACCGTGAGCGGAAGGAACTCCTTGCGATACTGTGCAAGCGCTTCATCCGTCACGCTGTACTTGACCAACTCAGTGATGTTTTCCACGAATGTGATTTGTTATTTATTTCGGGAGGCTTCGACGTTCTCCCGTTCGATCTCGTTCAATTCCTGCCCCGGATAATTCTCCGGATTCCCGATGTGTCGTCCGGGCACATACCCGAACTGCTCGTCGGTCCGAACCTCCACGCGGCGCTCTTCCTTTGCCCAATCGTGCTCCGCGTCTTGGGCACTCCGCTTGTTCGCTTCGATGATCTCGTCCTGGGTCATCTTAATGTGCGATCTGATATTCTCTCGGCGCACTTTCGACCAATGCGTCATACATCGAATCCAACAACTCTTCGTCCGGCGGCTCGCCATGTTTCATCTGATCGTCGGCGAGCAACTCCATAATTTGTTCTTTGCTCATGGTGATTGATGATTAGATTTATTCCCGATATTCGGGAGGGTGCGAGGAACCGTTGCTGACTTCTCGCTGATTGGGGTATACATCATTATTCGTTTAGACGAACCAACCCCCTCCCGAATGCAACCGTTCTTCGCTACAGTGACGCGAACCAGATCATGAATGCGACGAACGCGGCGATTGCCAATGCTCCGAGGACCGCTTCGATGAGTGCGCGGCGCTTTGAGATTCCATTCGAATAAATCTCGTCGCCGATCAATTCCGATTCGTTCATGGTTCTAAGGTAATGGTTTATATGTTCGACCTTTTTGGATGACTCGCTGGTGGGGAGAAAGCAGAAGTTATTCCGAGAGGAAAGGTCAACAGGGATTAATCGTTGCCTGACTCTCTCTGCATTCTCGGAATTAACTCGTTAATCCCTTTTACTACTTCCTCCCCATCAACGAACCATCCTTACTGCCCCTTAATAGTAGCAAAGCTATAACCCACGTCAAGCGAATCTGGGGATAACTCTATAACCCTATTTAGCCCCTATTTCAGCGGCCTTGCGGGCCGCGCGATACGTCCTCCAATACTTGCGCATCTTCTCGATGTTTAATTGCCGATATTCGCGGTGCCATGCGTTGTACTTTTTCTTGCCCTCCCGCCTTCCGTACTTATTGATGTAGCTCTGGAGATTTGCCATTGCTTTAACCTAAGCACATCGTGAGGATTATAGCTAGGTTATGGGGTGTGGATAGCGGACCTTGAATTATCGCGACGATTGCCTACGCTTAAAGAGGCACTAAGAAAGGTAGGGCGATATGCTCGACTTTGCGCGCATCAAGGAAATCAAACTGACGGACGTGCTCGCGCGGTACAAGATCCCCTTGCGGTTCAAGGGCGAATACGCCGTGTGCTCATGTCCGCTGCCAACCCACAAACAGGGCGACAACTCCAAGAGTTTCTCGATCACTCTGGCCGGGAACTACTGGCGCTGTTTCTCCGACTCCTGCAACGCGAACAACGGCGGCAAAAAGGGCGGGGATGTCATCAACTTCGTCGCGCTGATGGATGGCTGCCGGGAAAAGGACGCGGCGCAAAAGCTGGCCGACTGGTACGGCGTCGGACAAAACAAAACCCCCACTCACATGGAGCAGGGGTCGGAATCTCACAGAGAGAAACCTGTAAAGGACTCTCTAGACTCTACACCCGCCAGCGATAGCGTCAAGCCCCTGGCGGAGCCTCCGGGCAAGTACATGGAACAGGTGGACGCGTGGTTCAAAGAGGCAATTGAACGGCGCGATGGCGAAACCGAGGAAGCACTCAGGAAGCGTCTGCTGAATCAGATAAAGAAGCTCCTGATTGAGTCGTATCGGAATGGAAAGAGAGCTTAGATGGTCTGCCCCGGCGTTTACCGTTCGGGGCTTTTTCTTGCCCGTATCCCAACTGGGTGAGGCGCGCGTCGATGATCTCGCGCTCGGTCATGAGGATGAGGATGGCTTTCTCCTGGAGTTCGGTTGCTTGTTCAAGCGCGGTCAT